CAATTTAGTGGATTGTTACTAAGACATACAACAGAAGAGTTAAGAGAGCTTATATTTAAATCACAAGAATTATATCCTAAAATATGGAAGGGTATAAAGTGGTACGAAAGAAAAATGCAATGGGTAGCACCTTCTGGTGCACGATTGTGGATGTCATATCTTGATAGAGATGAAGATGTGATGCGTTATCAGGGTTTGGCATTTAGTTGGATAGGCTTTGATGAATTAACACAATGGTCAAGTCCTTTTGCTTGGAACTATATGCGTTCACGTTTACGTTCTACAGCACCTGACTTACCAATATTTATGAGAGCGACAACAAACCCCGGAGGGGTTGGGCATATGTGGGTTAAGAAAATGTTTATTGACCCTGCTCCGTATGGAAAGACATTTAGTGCAACCGACATCGAAACAGGAGAAGACCTTAAATACCCATCAGGACATCCTAAAGCAGGGCAATCTTTATTCAAGAGGAGATTTATTCCTGCAAGATTATCTGATAATCCATACCTCTCAGAAAGTGGAGACTATGAAGCAATGCTACTTTCCCTTCCTGAACAGCAAAGAAAGCAACTCTTGGATGGGGATTGGGATATTAAAGAAGGTGCTGCGTTTACCGAGTTTAACAGAAATATACATGTTATTGAGCCATATAGTATACCAAATAATTGGGTTAAGTTTCGTGCTTGTGACTATGGTTATGGCAGTTATTCAGGGGTTATTTGGTTTGCTGTTTCACCTGCTGAACAGCTTGTTGTTTATCGTGAACTTTATGTATCGAAAGTTTTGGCTACAGACTTAGCTGATATGGTTCTTGACTTAGAATCAGGAGATGGTAATATAAAGTATGGAGTGCTTGACTCTAGTTTATGGCACAAAAGAGGTGATACAGGTCCTTCACTTGCAGAGCAGATGATTATGCGAGGATGTAGATGGAGACCTTCTGACAGAAGTAAAGGAAGCCGTGTTTCAGGTAAAAATGAAGTACACAGAAGATTACAGGTAGATGAATTTACAGAAGAACCACGTTTAGTTTTTTTTAATACTTGCACTAATATAGTATCGCAATTACCTGCAATACCTCTTGATAAAAAAAATCCAGAGGATGTAGACACAAAAGCAGAAGACCACTTGTATGATGCGTTAAGATATGGTATAATGTCAAGACCACGATTTAGTATATTTGACTATGACCCCAAAGGAAAGCCATCTAGTTACATGCCTGTAGCAGATGCAACATTTGGATATTAAAGGATAAAATATGGCAGAAGATATTAATATAGAAGATGATGCAATAGCATTAGAAGACATTGATGGGGAAGCAGAAGATGCTAATGTATCAGGTCTAGTAGACTATGTTTATGAAAAATATAAAAGAGCAGAGAACTACAGAGAGAACGATGAGGACAGATGGTTAAGAGCATATCGAAACTATAGAGGATTGTATGGTCCTGATGTGCAGTTTACAGAAGCAGAAAAGTCTCGTGTCTTTGTTAAAACAACCAAAACAAAAACCCTTGCTGCATATTCTCAAATAGTAGATGTTTTATTTGCAGGTAACAAGTTTCCTATAAGTGTTGAACCAACACAACTACCTGAAGGTGTATCTGAAAGTGTACATGCTGATTTACAGCCTACACCACCTACACAACCAAGTATGGAAAGCCCATATGGATTTGCAGGAGATGGTAAAGATTTACCTGCAGGATTTAGAGGTAATGTAGAATTAGGACCTTTAGAAGAAAAGCTAGGTGATGTGGAAAATCTAAAAGAGGGTGCAGGTACAACACCAAGCACAGTAACATTTAGCCCTGCTATGATTGCAGCTAAAAATATGGAAAAGAAAATCCTTGACCAACTAGAAGAGTCAGGTGCAACAAAACATTTAAGAAGTATTGCATTTGAAATGGCATTATTTGGAACAGGTGTTATGAAAGGTCCTTTTGCTGTCGATAAAGAATATCCTAGTTGGGATGATGATGGTGATTATGACCCAACATTTAAAACAGTTCCACAAGTAAGCCACGTATCTGTTTGGAATTTTTATCCTGACCCTGATGCAAACAATATGGATGAAGCACAGTATGCTATAGAGCGACACAAACTATCTCGCAACCAACTTCGTAATTTAAAAAAGAGACCTTATTTTAGAAATAGCGTTATAGACTCTTGTATAGATATGGGTGAAACATATACTAAAAAAGATTGGGAAGATGATTTATCTGACTACGCAACAGGCGAAACCTATATAGATAGATTTGAAGTAATAGAATATTGGGGTTCTGTTGATACAGATGTTTTACTAGATAATGAAGTAGAGATACCAAAAGAATTACAAGCGTTTGACGAGCTACAAGCTAACATTTGGATATGCAATAAAAAACTTATTAGAGTTGTATTAAACCCATTTAAACCTGCTAAGATACCTTATATGGTTGCACCTTATGAATTAAATCCCTATTCATTCTTTGGTGTTGGAATAGCCGAAAATATGGATGACACACAAACATTAATGAATGGTTTTATGAGAATGGCTGTAGACAATTCTGTATTGTCAGGAAACCTGCTTATAGAAGTAGACGAGACCAACCTAGTTCCGGGACAAGACTTATCTGTATATCCGGGAAAAATATTTAGAAGACAAGGTGGTGCTCCGGGACAAGCTATCTTTGGTACAAAGTTTCCAAATGTTGCAGGAGAGAATATGCAACTGTTTGATAAAGCTAGGCAACTAGCAGATGAGTCAACAGGGCTTCCATCATTTGCACATGGACAAACAGGTGTTACAGGTATAGGAAGAACAGCATCAGGTATATCTATGTTGATGAATGCTGCAAGTAGTGGTATCAAAGCTGTTATAAAAAATGTAGATGATTATTTATTAAAACCTTTAGGTGAAAATCTTTTTAGTTTTAATATGCAGTTTAATTACGATGAAAAAACAAAAGGTGATTTAGAGATTAAAGCACGAGGAACAGAAAGTTTGATGGCTAATGAAGTACGTAGCCAAAGACTTATGCAGTTTCTAGGTATAGCAAGTAACCCTGCCCTTGCTCCGTTTGCAAAGTTTCAATATATTATTCGTGAGATTGCAAAGTCTATGGATTTAGACCCTGAAAAAGTTACAAATAATATGGAAGAAGCTGCATTACAAGCTAAGATGATGCAAGATATGCAACCCCAACAACCACCATTACCTGCAGGAGCAGACCCAAATGACCCAACAGGAGCAGGTGGTGGAACAATAGGAACAGGAGTAGCACCAACTCCGGGAGAACAAGGATTTACAGGAAATGAGCAAGCGACAGGACAACAAGCAAATACTGCACCACCTCAAGCCCCTCGTGGAGAACAAGAAACTATTAGATAGCTTCTATAACTATCTTGATTTTTTAATTGATAGACAGCATCAGGTTATGGAACAAACAGATAATAATATTATGTTACATAGGTCGCAGGGTGCTGTGGCTACACTAAGAAGATTAAAATATATAAGACAAGAAGTTTTAGGAGAAAGTAAATAGTGGCAGAACTAGTTGGTGAAAAAACAGGTAAAAAAACAACTGCAGGAAAAGATTTATACAAAACACCTGATGGCGATTTAGTTTCTGAAAAGTCTGTTACCTTTAAACTATTTGGTATGTATGTCAATGCACCTAGTATTATAAAAGGTAAACAATACACAGAAAAAGAAATAAAACAGATGGTTGAAGATGGTCAACTAAAACCAACAAGTATGCATAAGACTTTAGAAGAAGCAATAAGTGCCGCAAAAGAAAGAAGTGACTCTTTATTAGATACAGATGAACAAACTAAAAGAACATTTAAACTAGGTGGTTTAGGAAAAACAGATGCTGCTAAAAAACAATTAGATGCACCTGAAAAACCAAAAAGTACAACCATAGGTGGATTTTTAGATAAATATGTTCTAGGTCCTAAATTACAAGGTAAAGTTAATCCTACAGTTGGACAGGTTGCAGACGTAGCAACAGACTTTATTCCGGGAGTAAGTGAAGCAAAAGATGTTACTAGCCTAGCTAAAAATGTTGCTAGTGGTAATTTATTAGGAGCAGGTATAGATGCTGCATCTTTAGCTTTAGGTGTAATACCTATTGGTGGAGATGCATTAAGAAGGGCACTTAAAGCATCTGTACAGCCAACTAAAACAAAAAAAGCGTATAAGTTATTTGTAGAAAGAGAGGGTAAGTTATATCCTTTATTTGTTGATGCTAAAACAGAAGTACCTCAAGGTCAATATATTCAGGCAGTTTTTCCTAAAGAAGCGTTTACTGCACCTAATGGTAAAAAATATGTGCCTAGTAAAGGTGCTGAACGAACTAAAGGCGAGAAAGCAAAGGGCACAGGCGATGAAGTTGCTGTGCCTGACCAAGAAACTAGACAAAAATTAATAGATGCAGGATACTCTGTGTCTGCTTCTACAGATAAGTTTAAACATGGTAAAGTCTTTGCAGTAGCTGCTAGACCCGGATTTCACGCAAGTCAGTTGCCTGTTGCAACACACATAGGTCCTGAAGATATAAAAATATCACTAAAAGAAAAAAATAAATTAGTAAAAGCAGGTATAACAAAAGATGCATTTAAAGAAAAAACATTTTTTTATGATAAAGATGGTAAGATAGTAGGTAAACCAAAAAGAAAAAATTTATCAGAAGAAGAAATAAAAAAGCTAAAAAAAGTTAAAATATTTTATGTAAAGAGAAGAGCCGAAGACCATGTGTTTGCTGAAGTAGAAATGCCTGATGATGTAGACTATCAAAGTTATTTACAAGAAATAGGAAAAACAGATATAAATGACCATGTGCCTGTAGGTGGTAGTTATAAATATGTAGATGGACAAGCAGGAAAAGGTGCTGCAACAAATGATAGTGATAAGTGGGTTGTAGGTGGTAGCTTAAAAGTAAACAAAGTTCTTACTAGGCAAGAAACTAAAAATTTGCAAGAATTAGAAGGTGTAAAAGATTTACCTTATAGAGATGAAATAGAAGCCATATTAGGTAGAAAACTATCAGAAGGTGGTTTATTAAAGGAGAAAGATATGCAAAGTGGAATAGATGATTATGTTATAGCAAAAACAAACCCTACAGAAATGAATGAAGGAGGTATGGCTAAACAAATGTCATTATTCCAAGAAGGTGGATTAGAACAAGATGGTGGTACAGTTGACCCTGTATCAGGTAACGAAGTTCCTATAGGTTCAGCACAAGAAGAAGTACGAGATGATATAGATGCTAAATTATCAGAAGGTGAGTTTGTATTTCCTGCAGATGTAGTTAGATTTATTGGATTAGAAAAACTTATGATGCTACGACAAGAAGCTAAAGCAGGTTTAAAGAAAATGGAAGCAATGGGTCAGATGGGTAATTCAGAAGAAGCTATATTACCTGATGATATACCTTTTAGCCCTGAAGATATTATGGTGCAAGATGATGATGGCAATGAAGGTGAATTAGAAATGCAAGTTGGTGGTGTTGTTCCACCTAATCAACAAGGTGTATATTACCAACCATCTCAAGTAGGGTCACAGTTTAATATTGCACCACAACAAGGACAGGTATTCCAACCTATGCCAATAGCACCAATGCCACAACAACAAACAGGTTACATGCCTAGCTTTGCAGGACAACCTATGCTACCACAGCAACAATATACAGGCTTTCAGCAGTTTGTTCCTGAGTTACAAGATTATGTAAATCAAACGTATGTAAATGAAGAAACAGGTGAAACATTAATTATACCACACTTAAATGGTAAACCTATATATCCACCACCTGCAGGTTTTGTATTGCAGGTTAAAGAAGATAAACAAGAAGAAGAAGTAGTTCCTGAAACAGTGCCAACAGCTACTGTAACTGAAAAAGTAGATAAAGAGGGCGATTCTACAACTTTTGAAAATATGCAAAAACGAGAAAATGAAATACAAGAGAGTTATAAAAACACAATTAAATCTGTTATGGAGCAAGAAGAATTAAGTGCTGCAGACGCAGTTCAGTTTATTAAAGACGGCAATTATAAAATATTAGGCAAAACAGTTCCGGGATTTTTATTTCCTGATATTAAACTTGCTAATCAAGACAGAAATCAACAAAAATTTATAAATTTTGGTTTAGAGGATGCAGCAAATATAGTGCAGAGTGACTTAGATTCTCTTGTACCTAAACAAAAACCTACTTTTAGCACAACAGAAAATAATGTTATACCCACAACAGAAGATGGAAAAGTAGTAACAAGCGTAAGTCCTACAGTAATTCAATCATCTAACCAAGAAACAGGAGACCCTAACTTTGCAGCCGTAGAAGCTGCTGAAGCAAAAGCAAAAGCTGCTCAAGCAAAAAAAGAAGCTGATGCAAAGGCATTTGCTCTTAAAAATTTAATGTCAGAACAAGAAGCAAGACAAGCTGAAAGAGAAGCTAATCAAGCAAAAGCAGAAAAAGAATTCCAAGATATAAAAGAAACAACTAGAGCAAAAGGATTTACTGGTGAATTTGGAATCTAACTATAAAAAAATGAAGCGTGGTGGACTAGCTTCTAAATAACAGACCACATTGTTGGCTACTTATACCCCCTAGTGGCTACTATAACCCCAACAAGGAGAAAAGAAAATGGCAGAAGCTATTGTACAG